AACCTTGAACTATTTTGTAATCCTTCTGGGCTTGTTCCGTAATTACTTGTTATTGTTGGGCTTCCTTGTGGTGTCCATCCTTCAAAGTATTCCGAGTACCCTATTTCATTAGTCCTACTCCCCTCTAATTTCAAACTCGGACAACTTGCCCCACCGCTATAGTCAAATCTTGGGGAGTCCTCTAATATACCCGCCAAGCCAGTACTTCCTACGGGGCTTGTAATCCATTCAGTAGCTACCAAACCGATTTCAATTTGAGGCTTTGATAAAACCACATCCCCTAAAGTACCACTTGATGAACCTACTCCAAACCTAAAAGTTGTACTTGCCGTTTTATTAAAAACAACGCTGTAACGCTTTCCTGCTTGAACATTGTCCGTATAATTTATTTCAACACCATCCTCATAGGCAAACAAATCTGTTGCAGAAGCTGACCTTTTAATTAAATTATTTAAAGGGAGTGTAGTATTTACCTCATCTACATAAACTGAAACTACAACTATTCCATTGGTGACTATAGTAGGAGAAAAAATAAACGCCCTACTACTTGCATCTAAAGTTTGAAATCTTATTTGCCCTTCAGTATCGGTTACATCAAAAGTTCCTGTTCCCGAAACAAGTTCACTGCTCCATCCTGTTGGTTTTGTATCGGTTGTAACGCCATCCCATACAGAATTTACAAGCAAATTCTCCCTTCCTTTCTCTATCAGTCCGTTGCTATCAATTCTTGTAGCCGTTAGGTTTGAACCTCTTGAAAATGTAAAATCCCCATTTCCGTTAGTGGGCTTCATGCTATAAGCCTTCCCATCTTTCCCTGCTTCACCGCTTGGTAAGAATACTAAACTTGCATCGTCAAAAAAACTCATATCGTTAAGGGTTAGTAGTTAAAAAGGTTACATCCGTTAAAAGGCAAGAGCCGCCTAATACGCTACCGCCATCAGCCTCCACTCTACTCACAAAGCTATTTATATCTCCTTGAGGTTGTGAGGGTGCAGAAGAACCAATAGAATAAAACGCTCTAATATTTTCTTCAATACCTACACGATTTGCGCTTTCATCCGTATTCCAGAATATCATTTCCGACACTTGGGCGTGTAAGGATTGAATAGCATCTAAATTTTTATTGCCTCCTACTCTAAATAATAAAGCCCAATCATTAACATCATTATCGGTGCTATGAACATTGCCGTAAAAATACTGCTTAATGTCATCCGTACTGCCTCGCTCAATAGTGTAATTCGTGTAAGTACCAATATCCCACCCTAATGCTTGAGTGTAACTTGTTCCCGCTATTCTTATGCTTGTATTTCTATTCTCATAAACCAATACTCTATTGTCTGCCGTTCCTTGACCATTTAACAAAGAACCAAAAGCATTGGCGTTTGAGGTTGGTCTTATTGCAAAAGTCATAAAGAACTCATCGCTAAAAGTCTGCTGGGAAGATATATCCATAAACCTTGTTGAGCCGTCAAACTCTACAATAGGCTTACTATTTTGTGTTATCGTTGAACCGCTTGAAACTATCTTGGGCATATTCGCAAAAGTGCTTTGCGTGAAGTTTCTGCTATTGCCGCTTTGATCAAACCAAGTGCTAACGTAAGCATCTCCGCTACCGGCAAAGCTCTCTAAAGCTGCGGTATCTAAATCATTACCGCTAAAACCTATGTCCTGGCTGTCCACCCCATCAGTGGTTACTGTTATTGCATTGCCGCTATAGTCGCTTGAGAGCTTGCGTAAAGAGTAGGCTGCTATTGCATTTGTATAAGTATCAAGTAATGGCGCACCTCCTAAAGTAGCATAGACAGATCCCCAACTGATGTTATTATCACGACCTACTCCCCACCAAGTGGACTCATATATTTTTCCGTAGCCTTCTAGATCACTCATTGCTTATCTCTCTTTGCGGCCTTGGATAAGTAAACTCGTAGTTTCTTTACATTGGCCGGTTTTGGTTTGTATGTCTTTATAGTTGCCATCCGTTAAATGTGCTGTCTTTTGAAGGATAAACGTCATCGTTCACATTCTGATTGTACTCCGGGAAGAGATTCTGATTGAACGACATATGATCAATGAATCTCCTGGTATAGTATTCTGCTAGGTTCCTTTCCTTTTCAATCAGGAAGGACAGATCCTCTCTTCCTACGGTCTCTCCGTTTTCTACCTGCTTCTTATATACTCCTCCGTTGCTTGCAGTGAATGCAGCAAACGGTAAGTATTCAGTCATTGCCCAATGGATCAACATTGGCTGCACGTATGATTCTACCAATGTTTGGTAGTCTCCGGTAAGTGTACCGGCTATTATGTCCGTTGATATTCTGTCGTAGAGCTTTGATCCTAAATATTGCTGCACGTGAATCTCCTGGGCAATCTTTATAAATTGTATGAACTTGTCCGTATCCACATTCCCTGAAAGAAACGTGTTGCGAACTAGATCGTCTCGTCTTATGAATAATGCTGTAGCCATTAGATACCGGGTTGTATGTCTTTAGGACTCTTTGGGTTGAGGAATCCTTTGTTCTTCATTTTATTTGGAACTACACTAACCTTGTTAGGATTCGTTGGTGGATCGAAGCCTGCTCTTCGTGCTTGGCTTCGACTTACTGTCTTTGCATTAGGAGATCCAGGATCCGGTCTTACTCCGTTTCTGCTCATATAGGTTTTGCGTAGCCATTTGTGGTGGCATCGTGGTCCTCCTTTGTAGAGCCATATTGAATAGGTTGCAGCTCCTTCCGGTCCGAAGCCGGCATTGACTGCTCTATTATCCAGGGCCACAATATCTTCTTTTCTGTAGACCTTGTTTGCAGACATCATCTTGCGGCAGAACTCACGTTCCGGAGATTTGCTACCATCATATTGGTAACGGACCAAGAACAATACACCGTCTTTCTCTGCATCCTGCTCACTCTTTGCTCTTGGACGAGCTGTTCCAGTGCTCGCCAAGCCTATCATCTTATCTAGGGCTTCTTCTTGATCATAGTCGACTTCCCTCTCGTCTACTAATTCCCATTCTTCTTCGTTGATCTCCTCTCCTAGATCGATAAGATCATCTGCTGATGCGTTAACTGAATCCTCCGGGACGCAGTTAGGCACCTTCTTGCCGTCCTTCATCTTTGTGCCTACCATCACATATCCAGGCTCGCAAGGATCGTCTGCATCTTTCAGCTCTGTTCTGCATCCACAGTCTGCTGATAGCTTTTCTCCAGTCTCTTTCTCTTGCTCTTCTTTTGTTACCGCAGCACTCCGGTCCGTAAACTCTAATGGCTGTAGTGTCTTGAAGTATAGATCTAGGTTTATTCCGTTGACTGCAAGTATTTGGTCCAGGGCATTGATAATCTGTTCTTGGAATGGACGTATCACTGTATTGTCAAAGAGCAGTGTTGCTGTCTCTATCTCTTCAGCGTTGTTTCCTAGTCCACTATTGTCCTTTATACCTAGAAGCATTGGAGAGGTAACTCTGTGAGCTACCATCAGCTTTTGCATTGATTCTCCTGATAGGAACTCGTATTGTGCGGCTGCATCCGACAGCTGCACCGGATCTATTGTTGCAGCAAGCTCTTTGCTCTCATTGAATGCGATGATTGCTCTTCCTGCATTACTTGATCCTGACCATTTCTCTGTGATGCGCTGCTCTATCAACATACGCTCCTCCTCATCAGGTACTCCGTTGTTGAAGTTGATAAGCATACTTGGAGCCATTCCATTCTTGATGTTATTCAAGTGATAGTTGGCTATCTCCTCTTCTAGTTCAGCGTATGGTATCCCACCTTGATAGTCTACCGGGCTGTAGTAGTAGTATCCTGCTTTGTATGGTCGGACTACTAGTATCTCTAGGCCTTCGTTGCTTGTACCGAATGCCGGTATGCGATCCGGCATTTTATTCGGAGTGAGCTTGGTCCAATCAGCACAGTAGTAGTATGCTTCTATCTCTCCTTCTTCGTTCATCTTCTCTGCTCGAAGTGTTTGGATAGGCATATGCTCCACTTGAGCTACCTGACGGTCCTTGGTGTATATAATCTGAAATGCACACTGGCCCATCATTTTTAGATCTGCTGTGACCTTTCGTAGACAGTCTGAATGTATCAAGGATCGCATTGAAGCGTATTCTTGAGGCTTTCTGCTGCTGTCTGTAGCATCTAGTCCTTTTCCGTAGATAAGGTCGCTAATCGCATTTATGATAGCGTTGTTCGTTGGACTACCATTGTATCTATCTATCAGGTATTGATAGTAGTTGTTATCTGCTCCATACTCTACCCAGTCTTTATTCCGTTGTTCGGTTATTTCAGGCTTGGTATAGCTTGATAGACTGATGCTGTGTACCTTCATCATATCGTTATGTATTCGTTTGCGTTTGCTTTGGCATAAGAAGTATACTGTCCTTGATTCACACTATATCTATCAAAGTCCGTTTGACCGGTCAAATACATTATTCCTCGATAAACTTCTGTAGCTTCTATTTTAATTACGAAGCTATGAAAAGATTCAATTGTTTTAAAAGTATGTTCAAATTGAATCACTTCGTAATTGCCTACTGTTGAATGCTCACTGCTTTCAATAGTTACAGTTTCATTCATTTGCTCATCCGTAATCACTATAGTATAGTTTTGACCTTCTGGTATGCTTCGAGGTAAAACTTTAATGATGTGTGGACTTCTGTTGTTCAGTATGTGCATATATAAGTAACTGCGTTTTTGGGTTTTGTCCCAAAAAAAAAGACCGGCATTTTATTGCCGGCCTTTCTTATCTATCTCCTAGGGCTGATTAGGAGTTCGTTCCTTCTACTGGAGTAACGGTTGATGTAGCCAATCCACCAAATGGTGAGGCTGCTGTTGCACCTGATAGGAAGTTAGCCGGTAATACCTCCTGCGCTGAAAACGTCAGTGTGTATCCGGATAGATCACCCATTGCAGCACCAGTAACTATTGTTCCACCGGTTACCTCTGCACCGTGTTCCAAGCCCATCGCAAAACAATTGTCGTTGTAATCTTGTACGAAGATTTGTGGTCTTCCGTAAGCAAGTAGCTTCACTTCGTTGTTATCTTCCTTACTCAATTTTGGTAGAGTAAGATTCAATGTCTGCTCGAAGAACGTTGTTCCGTTCTCTCTGCTCGAAGTAATCGCTTGTTCGAATGAGCTATTTCCTTTTAGCTCATATTTGTAAACTGTAAAGTCCGCAGCGAAGTCTGTAATCTCTCCGTCTGTTCCTAGTGTTGCTGCACCACTATCACCGAAGTCGGCAAAGTATACTGCAGTGATTCCACCTACTACGTCTTTGCAGGGAGCCTTTCGGCCTTGTGTTAAATCGCACGCCATTTTATTTCTTTTTTATTCGTTTAACTAAAAAGGGCAAGCAAGCTGTTGCCTACTTGCCCTCTTGTATTACTTAATACCTACTTATTAATTGTAGAGTACGATTTCAGATCCGATGCCGTATTGGATACCTGCTGTAAAACGCATTATCACGCGACAGTTCTGTGATCCGTCAAGGTCGGCCATATCTAATAACTTCACCTCGTTGTGGTCGCTCAACAATCCAGTACCGAAGAACAAGTTGCTCTTCTGTGCTGCTGCCATTGTATCGTCAGCAAGACCTGGACATACGAAGATCTTCACACCATCGAAAGCCAAGTTTTGACCTGCTCCGTACCACATTGTGCCTTGGTTTTGGTAACCGTTAGCACCGATAGAACCAACGTTTTCACTACCGGCTACGTTTGACAATGCAGCAAATCCACCTAATGCACGTACATAAGCACGAGCAACGTTAGAAGATACGTACAAGTACAAGTCTTCTTTTCCGTATACTGCAGTAGGGATCACATCAACGACCTTACCCATTTCTTCGATAACGTTTGCTGCTGTAACAGAAGTACCAGTCACATCGATAACATCTGAATCTGCTTCCCATAGTGTTTCGAAACCGTCAAACTCTCCTGGGTTAGCATTAGTTCCTTGCCAAATGTTCTGCTCCATCTTTTGAGCTACTTTAGCAATAACGTGGCTCAATAAAAAGTCTGCAAAGCTAGGAGGCAATGTATCATATGCGCTGTAGCCCATTTGTACTGCTTCCCAGTCAGAACGGAAGTCTTGCTTACATAATTCCAAGTTCACCTGAAACTCTTCCGGTGTAAGGATGCGCTCTGTCAAGTCAATCGTTGAAGTATCAGTAAAGTCGCAAGAGCCATTTTTTACAATGCCGTCCACTGCGAACTTCTTCATAACCTCTTTGTACTTGATGTTCGGTTTTACGGTGATACCACCGTTCTCAATTGTGTCAGCAGAAAGTAATGCTGCTGAAACATACTTACCTGCAAATTCTCCTGAATAAGTCGAGGTAATGTTAGTAGTTGTTGCCATAATCGTTTATAAATTATTTTCTTGATTAACTAAATGTGATTGCTCCACTGATCGCTGTTGTTGCTGCTACGTACCAACTGGTCCCATCAGAACATAAATCTGCGAAGTCTCCTTTTACTGCTGTTGTTTCAAAAACAACGTTTTGAGCACTATTGGCTCTTGAGTGACCTGATGCGTTTTGCAAGTTTCCTTCAAGTAGTCCGGATCCACAGTCAATAGTGAATGCTACTGCCGGTGTATCTTCAGCCAACACAAACTTTAGCCGGCCTCCTGCAAATGGAGCCGGCATTGTAACTGTACCGCCTGCATCACCACTCAAAAAGAAAACTTCACCGCTATCTGCTGCAGTAAGTGTTGTTGATGCGCTGATCGTGTTTGTCTCGAGAGCGATTCTCGTTGGAGGGTTTGATATGTTTGATACCGTGTGTGTGGTATCTACGTTTGTTACTGCCATTTTATTTTAAATTAAATTTGCGTAGTCTTATTTCTGCATCTCCGTATGCTTCTTCAACGTCTTGCATCACACGACGGCCATCTGCAACAGCTGGAATCGTTAAACCTAGTTCTTCTGCTGCTTTAGCTACGTCATCAATTGCTTCGTCTAGCTCATTCATTCCGTAGTTAGCATTGGCTGCTGCTTCTTGCATATCGTTATACGCTAGACTGGCACGGTCCATATATTGATCAAAGTCTTGGACGACTGAATTGATTTCGGAAGCTGCGGATCTCATTGATTGGATGATATCTTCTAGTCTTTCTACAGCAGATAGCTTCACCTCTTGTGAGGCTAGGTCTTCTTTTTCTCTGTGAGCTGCTAGCTCCTCTCGAGCTGTTATCTCATTCCAAAGTTTGTTTAGTGCTTTCATTAGATATCTAGTCTTTTGTATGCTTGGTATGCATCATTAAATGCTTTGCGTAGGTTATCTCTTCTTTCATTTGCTTCATCTATTTCTGGAACAGATCCCATTCCTAACGCATCAGCAGCACGAGCAGCATCTACGATTGCTCGTTCCAAATCATTATCGAGCTTTTCTGCATATTCTAACTCTGCTCCGTACTGTTGACCAACATATAATACGGCATCATAAGCATCTTTCATTTCTTGCTCCCCTCTCTCCAGTTGACCTTGTAGGTCTTTTGCATCTTGAGCAAGTTTATTGAGATCTCCTATGAGTGATAGCTTCACTTCTTGTGAGGCTAGGTCTTCTTTTCTTGAGGTCATTTCTGACCATATCTTTTCTACCTGCTTCATTATCTCTGTGAAATTTTAGAAAGCACTCGGTCCAGTGTTGATCCGTTGGCTTTGTGGCCAAACGATCTCATTTTAACTTGCTGATTCTTTTCAGGATTAGCTTTGATTGGTTTTGCTACCGGCTTTTTAGACGATAACTCTTCCTTCTTCTCTTCAGCCATTTCCTCTTCTTCCTTTGGAGCCATCATTCCTTTGATCTCTTCAATCATTCCTTTAAGCTCATCGATTGCTGCTCCTAACTCTTCCTTGGTAGCGTATGCCATCTCTTCTTCTTCTTTCTCCTCTTCTGCAGCTTCTACTTCTTCCTCTTCAGCAGCCGGCGCTTCTTCACCTGCTGCACGTAGCTCTCCGATTATACCTTCTTCAGCTACCACTAGGACTCTACCGTCTTCTAGTTCGTACTCTCCGATAGGTAAGGCTACTCTTTCATCTTCTGTCACAATGAAGACCGGTTGATCCGCTTCAAATGACTCTGCTTCGATTACTGTTCCGTTTTCGAGCTTTACTTGCTCGAGCTTGATTTCTTCCTGGGCAGCTAATTCTACGTTGAGAAGATTTGCAATTTTGTTTAAGGTATCTGTCGCTTTCATATATAAATAACTAGCTTGTTAATAGTTGTTTGATTTTTGATCAGTCTTTTTTTTATTCTTGCGTTAGTCTTGTAATCTTTCGATTGCATCATACCATAGATTTGCAGAACGGCTAGTCTCACCGGAATCTTTCATAATATCATCGATTTGAGAAATTAATTTTGCCGGAGCTCCTAATTCTTTTGCTTCTTTTTTTAAAGATTCAAGCATAGCATATGCTTGACCTGCTAACTTTTCTGCTCTCTTAAAAGAGTTGATTGTAGTTTTTACTTGACTAACAGCTTTGTTGTATGTCTTTTCAGCTTGTTCATACTTTCCAAAGGCATCGTTTACTTTGTTCATTTCAACTTTTTGTGAACTGGCCTCAAGTTTTCCTAACTCCTTTAATTTAGCACTCGACCAACGGAGACCGGCCTTGCCTCCCCATAGCAAGTAGCTAATGGTTCCGCAGGCTTCCGTATCTCCTTCTTGGTAGTATTCTTCTGCTCTCGATAAGTAGCTGTACATTCTCTTTATGGTCTCTACTGTGATAGGTTCTTTTTGTGCTAGCTGCTGCGCTCTAATTTTTCCGACCTGCGTTGCACACTTGTTGTTTACCTTTTCATTCAGCTCGATGCCTCGTTTCGCATTGTTGCTCACGGCATCCGGGTAGTCGCTGTAGCTCTCCAAGTTCTCTTTTTGTAGCTCCTCACGGATATATTCTAGCATCTCCTCTGCTTCTGCTTCAGGATCTACTTGTGTTCCCATATTGACCTTGTCTGCAAAGTAACCTTCGATTGAGAATCCTTTTACTTTGCCAGTGGAGACGTACTTGTCCCATACCTCGTCATTATAGACCTTCATTGATACCATCCAGGTCCCTTCAGGATGATCCATTCCATATGCACGGCTCTTATCTTGCTCTCCTTCTACGATCCAAGATTCTACAACACTCAATCCTTGTAAGTCGATTTGGTGTTCTAGGGTACTCTTGTTTTGATTGCCTTTTGTGAGGAACATTTCACTGACCTTTCTGATCGTATCCTTGCTGAAGTAGATGTAGTATTCATCTTCTCCGTTTTTCCGGTAGATAGTTTTGTTTGGAATCAGTGCCGGTCCCATCAGGATGCGCTTCTCCGCATCCACTTGGGCTAGTTGTATTTCCTGGTCCTTACTTAATTTTACGAAGTTCTCTTCTATTGCCGGATATTCTACAATAGAGATTGCCTGCACTCCGGCTAGCATTTCTTCTTCATCTAGGATTAATTCTACGATTCTCATATCGATGCTGTTTTTATTCTTTTTCTATCTAGTTCTTGTTGTGTTGAAACGTCTCCTCCTACTACGTATGCACGTAGTGGCTGTCTTTCCGCTTGTATACTTTGTGCAAGTTGGTTAATTCCACTCGTTCCCACAACATTAAATTGTGGAGTGACTGGCCTTCCTCCTCCGGATCCTCCTGGAGAAGTGGTGCTTGGTGTGGATCCTCCGTTGAATTGTTGGCTCTGTATCTGTTTGAGCTTTGCAATACCAAATGCAGTTGCTAGACCGGCTTGAATAGCCGGGTACGCAGGAAGGATTGCTGTCAGTGGACTCTTTTGTGCTGTAGTATATGCGTTTTGTGCACCTTCTATTGTACTTATCACTGTGTTGGCTGCTGATAGTGCTTTTTGCACCTGGAAGGCTCTTCTCTGTTGCTTTTCACTGTCTCCTGCAAAGGCTTCCGACAATGCACCGATAGCATCTAGGCTCATCTTGGTCAATGCTATAGCATCTGCTCTAGTTTGCTCCTGATTTGCTCGTTTCTCCTCCTCTGTCTCGTAGTCTATTCTCTTGCTTTCTGATGCGTACTCTTTTTCGAGGAGTAACCTCTCGTCTAGTAGTTCCTGGTAACGTGCAGTGCCCTCTTTTGTGAGGGCTAGCTCGTCTTCTATGATACTTACTCTTGAGTTCTTGGTTTCTTCTGCAAGTTGCTTCTCTAGCTCTAGTCTTTTGAGTACATTCTCTTCTTGATCTATCGCAGCTTGTTTCTCTATCTCATTGGCTTCTATGGACGCTTCTTGTTTGGCCCTTTGTATTTCTAGGATCTCACGTTCTAGTGCTTCTTCGTTAGATAGTTGCTCGGACTTGAATCCTGCGATTTGAGCCTCTACTGCTACTAGCTCGTTCTGTGCATCTATGAGCTCTCGTTGAAACTCTACGTTCTTCTCATCAAGAGCTGCATTGGCTTGGGCCTGCTTTAGCCTGATGTTTGCATTGGCTAGCATTGCCTTTTCTTGTTCTTCTAATACTTTCCCAAGATCCTGGTTGGCTTTGATTCTTTCTGCAATAGAGTTCCTTTCATCGTCTCGGACCTGACGCAGTTGTTCTGCTTGCAGGTCGTACTTCTCTATCAGGCCCTGGTTAATTACATCAGCGAGCTCTGCTTGCTTATTGAGTTCCGTCATTGCAGTGGCAGCTTCAAACGTCTTCTTGGTATACTCTCCTACTGATCCTGCTACCTTCTTTGTAGTGTCTACGATCTTATCAAGAGAACCATCTACTCCGGTGAACATATCAACAGCCTCCTTACCTGCGTTCTTCACGTCTTCTAGTGCTCCGGTAAAGTCACCACTGAATACTTTCTTCACTGCACTTGCTATGAAGCCTAGTGTATCGAGCATTGAGTTGAACCTCTCTATAAGATTATCCTTTATTGCATTTGCAAAGGATATAAGACTCTCCTTGGGGTTCTCAAAGATATCCTTGAAGAATCCAGTGATGTTACCGATGTTTCCTTCTATGAACTTTACGAAGTCGCTGAAGGCAATCTGCAGGAAGTTAAATGCTGTGTTGAATAGGTCAACGACTCTTTGGTTGTTGTTGAATAGATCATATAGAATCTCCATTGCCTTCTCCACTAGGAAGATGATTCCGGAGGCCTTACCTATATTTCCAAATGCTTTGGATAGCTTTCCTACTCCTTTTGCGCTATCGGATGCTGCATCTTCTATACTTTCAACACTATCCTTGGTTTCATCCATTCTCTTGTTGACATCACCAAGGCCCTTATCGAGGCCTTGGGACATATCCTGAATAGCATCCTTCAGTTCGTTGATTGCATCTACCAAGTCATTGGTAGTCTTTTCCGCATTCGATTCTACGTCTATCGTTACCGTTTCCTTAATAGCCATTCTTCAGTTTCTTTAGAAATTGTTTCCAGTTCTGTGGTTCTTCGTACTTGCCTTTGGCGATTGCTATGTTCTCTGTTGTAGCTTCTGCATCAGGCAGCATCTCTAATATCTGCTTTATCATACGTCATTGAGTAATTCTAGCTTCGCCTCTCCAGTGGTTAGGTTTAGCGATATGTTATTGATCACGTAGTTCCTTTGTTCAATTGTGAGCTTATCGTTTAGCTTCAGGTTTATCATTACTGCTAGTGGCATTTGAGCTTTGTAGGTAAACTTTCTTCTACTGGTATCGTAGAGGTCCGTAATGTAGTCTTTCCAATAGGTATCGTATAAACCTTCACTAAATGTCACTCTAATGTAAGGATCAATCTCTGATCCAAAATTCAAGGTTTTGGTGACGTCCGGTGCTGTGAGAGCATTGACATTGCTCGGCAAGTGATATGATGTTACCTCAACTTCTGTAGGGTTATTTCCACTTGGAATGTAAGCGAATGATTCTCCTGAAGTAACTTGACCGGCAAGATAGAAAATAAGAGGTGATCCGATATAAGGCTCTAGCTCTCTTGTTACACTCCTGCCTATACCTATAGTTGTTAGTGATCCATCGTGTTGATCCGATAGTCTTTCGAAGAGCATATGGTCATAGCCCACTTCAACATCAAGCTCTTCACCATCGAAGGTGAAGTCGGCTCGTAAATCACCATAGCCAATGTCATTCTGTAATCTATACTGTTCACCTAGGATTGCTTCTGTTTTATTGTATTCAAAATTGATTCTACGATATAGCTGTGGTTTAGCAATATCGACCTCCTGCGTATCAATGTATTCCGTGACTTCGTGTGTTGTGCCTTCTCCATACCAATCATCTAGAGGTTCTATGTCATATTTGTTTTCATCTGTTGGCACGATTACTAGGTTGAACGTCTTTACAAGGTTGCTTATAAAATCGCTAACCTTTTGCTCGGGCAGTTGGTCTGCAATAAACACCTTCCGTGTTACAGATTGGCTTGTAGATCTTGAGACATCAACAATGGTCTTGTATGTTCCGTCAAAGTAATCAATGTCTAAATCTATCGTGTTTATCGTTATTGGGCTTCCGTTCCAATCATCGGGAACGGATATCCTAAAGTCTATCACATCTCCAAACTGAACCTCTCCCAATCGTACAAACTGACCGGTTACATCACCACTATGTGGTCTGCTTGTTCGCATCTCTCCGTTTACAAATGCTTGTATCTTGTAGTCCGAGGTTGATGTGATATCGTAGCTGTAACCTATGATGTGCTGTCCCGCAACATTAGTCCAATTCGTATTGTCTATCGTTAGGCTATGGCTTGATAAGTCCCAATTACTATTTGTCGCTGAAGTAAACTGAATAAGTGTCGGTGTGAACCCAAACTCTTGGTCTTTGAACATATATCCGGCTCTCCTATGACACCACATAAACAACTTACCAAAGTCAGCCGTTGCAAAGAAATCGCTATCAAAGGTTACATCATACTTGGTCTCAATAGCATCTATAATCTTTTGCAGTTTGACTGCCGGTTTAAGGTCGTAAAAAAACACTCCGTGTTCATTGTGTCCGGAATGGTAGGATATGTTCTCGGGTTCGTGGTCGCTTCCGCTACTATTGTAGTACCAAGTGCGAACCGGAGATATCAATGGGTAGATTACAGCATCTCCCGTACCGGCTACATAATTAACAAGCCCATTGATAAGATTCGTGTCGTTGTATGTATGATCTTGTGCTGATAGGTCCAGGTCGTTCAACGTGTCTTCTCCAAACAAGTCCTTCAGGGCCGTTGTATTGCTGTAGAATCCTACCTGGTATGCATACGTATTACCCGAGCGTAGTTGGACGCTCTCGAGCTCTAACACTCCGCTTTTGTAGAGGTTGTTGTTTATCTCTATGAATGCATCTACTCGGAGGCTTGCATCAAAGCCTCCGCTTATATCCACATTGTAGTAGTGCTTGAATATCTTGTTGTTTGACTTGCTTGCCGGTAGCGTAAACTGCTTTGTGAAGTCACCAAAGACTTTAGAGATATCATTGATGTTCTGCACACTCAAGTTCATCTCTATTGCCTCGTCTTTGAAGAGATCGGCTTTTTGTCCGTCTATGTAGAGGTCTACTTTATACATATCTCGTATCGAATGCTTCTTCTACCTGGATCGTGTAGTTAATGGTTTTCTCGTTGATTGCTTTTTGCAACCTTGCCGAGCTGCTCACTACATTCACCGGCTTCGTATCTAACATCACTCTCTCACTTATGAGAAGTTGCTTTATTGCTTCTTTATGATCTTCAGATACCCATCCGGTGTTCAGTGTGGTCCGTACTCTTCCGTTTGTGTTGAACTTCTTGTATTGTTCTATGTCGGTGTCGTAGGAGACACCGCTATAGGCTACCGTCAGGTTTGACTTTCTAAACTGTTCAGATGTCACCTCTAGATCATCATCGCTTCTTTTGAAGAAGTTTAAGAATTCCCAGGTGCCATACTTATTCAGGAATCGTATTGTCTGTGTTGTGTATTTCGGCTCACACTGTTTGATTACTTTTAGTGTTGCTACTTCTGCAGCTAGGCTGTCCAGTAGCACTATTTCCCATTCATCTTGATTGATCGGTCTGTCTGATGCTGCTCCGGAGTATCCATCGCTTGTTAGATAAGAGTTGAGGCTCTTTGGTCCTACTGGCAGTCTTGTAATTTGGTTTTCAGGCTGTGCGTTGCCGTGTCTTGACGTTATGTCAAACGTGTGTTTGAGTACTCCTCCTACTTTGTATCCTACCTCATCTATGGTCTCCGAATCTTTTTCTCCTAGGTATGTAGATACCATTTCGTATCCGTCTGTTTGCACATAGACTGTTGAGGTGCTGTTAAGATATCCGTCTGTTGCTGCTGCGTTTGCTCCGTCTTCATATTCGTGATATCCATCACTCACGGCAAAAGTTGCAGAGCTACCGGTAACATTTGTTATAACCGTTGGCGTAGATACCGAGTAGTAGTTGAGGCTGTAGTCTATATCTACCCATACAACATTCGTGTCTCTCTCTCCTACCGGAGCTCCTCTTGTGATGCTCGTATCAAAGACTCCTCCTAGCTCTTCTCTTACCATCGGTGCAATATCAAATGCCACCTGGAATGTATCACCGGAGGTATGTGATACAAACTTATCTCTGAATAGTGTATAGTCAGGATTGCTTGGTCTACTGCTGTAGGATCCACTCCATACAAATATTTCTATCGATACATCTACTGGAGCATCTACTGTCTCTGCTGCTTCTGCAACGGTTATATATATTGGGCTTCTTGCTCCTACTAAATCTGTCGGTGCTACTATTTGTGCCATTAGAATATCTGTTTAAGTGTGTGCTTCATAAAGTCTTCTATATCGAGCTTGAAGGCTCTTCTAATCTCTACCGGCATCCTCCTGAATCCTAATGTGAATGGCCTGGTGAAGAAGTAGCTAGGTTTGATACCGTCTCTGTATATCTTGTTTTGTATTGCAAAGGCTAGGGACCGTCTCTTGATAAATCTTCCTTTCTCGTCTCTTATGCTTTTGAAGCCTCTTCTTACGATCCACTTGTCCAGTGGTCCGATTGGTGGCTTCTTGTTTTTGTAGCTGTATGGAGTATTGTATTTCTTCTTGATACCACTTACACCTTTGTCTTGGTATTCTCCGTACTCCTCCATCTTGAAGTCAAAGCTAAAGCTGATTCCTGATTGAGACGCTCTCATATCATATCCAATGGAATCGTACAGCTTCTTGCTCACGTTCTTCTTCTTCTTGGTCAAGTTAGCTCGTGCTTGCTGCACGACATACTTGCCAAACTTATCGAAGGTCTCCTGGAGATGTTCAGGGTTAAACGCAGGCATTGATTTCGCTGTTTGGTATACTTATATTAAAGGTCACGTCCCATCCGGCTAGCATATTATCGAACCTCTCTACGAATGGTTCGGCTGTTGGTGCTCCTTCTATTTGATACTTGTCGCTGAAGATTGTACCTCTGCTCAAGCTAGTCCATAGCTCATTGGCTGCTCCGAGCATTGCGTTGTGAACGTCCTGCTCGTTATTGTTTCCTCTGAAGAACTCTGCTGTTTCGCTTCTTGGATCGTTCTTGCTAAATTCCACGATGTCTGCAAATAGTATGCTTACGCTGAACGTTATTACGTGATCGGAGAACGTAGCGTTCTGTATGATCAGGTGAGCTAGTGGGAAGATTGTTTGCTTCGCTAGATCAACCTCTAGGAGGTCTCCAGTGGTTACGGTGTTGATTGAAGGGCTTGCAACTAATGTTGCTCGTAGCTTCTCTAGTAAGTCGTAGTATCCGGTCATTTCTTTATCATCTTCTTTTCGAGGTCTATCTTCTCTTTTTCAAATTCCAAGTACATCAGTGCTTGGTGTATGGAGATCCTAGTAATGCTCTCAAACTTTGTAACGTCTCCTTGAGCGAGTGCATATATGCTTGTGTACCATCCCCATTTCCGTCCGAAGTTTGCTCCGATGCTGTAGTCGAACTCTCCTGATCCTTCTCCAAAGATTGCAGCATAGCTATCGATAACTCCGTTCCTAAAGTCCAAAAAAAAACCAATGCTCCGAAGACGCAGTCCATCGTTAGGTTTTTCATTGTATCGCTATACTTGTGGCTGCTCTCATAGTCTTCTATTCGATACAGCTCTTTTGCTTCACTTACGATTGGCCGGTATAGCACGGCCATCGAATTATGCATTGTTTCCCATTCTACGATTGTCGTGTCCAGGTCCACATACTCTCCGAAGGTTATATCCTCGAGGTTCGGTATAAATCCGAACTCTTTGTTCTTGATCCTGGTCCTCTGCTTTAGTTGATATTTCTCGTCAAAGTAAGAGAATAGCTTTCTGCTGATTCTCGTTACTTCTTTGAAGGGCATACTGTTCACTACGATCAGTGGCACCTTGCAGAATATCTCTATAGCCTTCTGTGCAATAAACATCTCATCGTCACTCTTGAGTGCGAGGAAACGTTGGTATTGCTCCAGGGTTATCTCGTGTAGTCCTTCCGGGATCAGGATTTCTATCTCCATATATAAGTAACTGATTTTTCGTATTCTGTTTAGAATTTATCTAACTGCATAGCGACCATAATTCGGTCTGCTCATTCTGTTGTATGTCGCATACCTCATCGCATCTATGGCGTGGTTGTATTTGTCGATAGGTTTGTTTAGGATCTTGCCGTTATGATCCTCTATCCATTTATAGTTACGCATCTCTTTGATCAGGTTCAGGCTTGACTTGGTGATGTATAGCTTATGTCTTTTGAGCATATCGATTCCTGCCATTACACTGTCCGGTCCTTTTGCTGTTGGTTTGATGTTCCATCCGAAGAGCTGTAGTTCCTTGATGCTCTTCGGCTCTGCACTATCTGCAAATATCTCTGCTCTTTTATCTATGTTTAGTCCCTGGAGTGAATGGTGAATGTCTCTGTTGGTCATTCCGGTTTGGTAGATCTTCTCATCGAAGTATAGGTCTCCTTTGTATTCGTATGCTATCACAAGGGTTGTTGGATCATTAGTGAATCCGAAGTCCATTCCTGCTGCTACTTGTCTTGCTCCTTCAGGTACCTGGTCCGACTCGTGGTATTGGAAGATGAGTGCTTTGCTTGCTCCTCTTTCTCCTAGTCCATACACTTGCCAGTATTGCTCGTCTGTTTCCTTCAGTCTTTCTATCTCGTCTATGATCGTCTGTGGGAGGAATGGATTGTCTAGGTATGTTGTTTTGTGAAACTCTGCATCGTCTCTTGGTATCACCTTATCGTATATCCAGTGGTATTCATCACTAGGGTTGTAGTCAATCACGATCCTGCCATTGGTCCGGAGGACGAGCTGCTGCCAATCTTCGTAGTGCAGCTCATTGGCCTCATTGATATACAGCAGGTCTCTTTTGCGACCTCTCACTTTCTGTGGTTGGTCCAGGGATATAAATTCTACCATATTGCTCCCTAGCATATATTCGTGGGAGCTCTTGTTATGGTGTGCAGGATTGTAGTGGCCTACCTTCTCTAGGATTTCAAAGAAGTCTCTCATCACTGATGATCTTACTGCAGGGAATGTCTTCCTGCAGATTGTGATTGTTTCTCCTTTAGCTACCGATAGGCAATAGTATATCAGCCATATCAGGATGTTGTATGTCTTCCCTGATCTAGTTCCTCCTTGCTCAATGATTATCTTCTTCTGTGCTTGGAGTAGATGTCTGAATACTACATTAGTCTTTAGTTCCATCTATGATTTGGATATTGAAACCATTGTCCGTGTCGTGTTGGATTTCTTGTCTCTCGATATATCCTCTGTTCTTTCCTTTGGTCTTTAGATAGAATATTGTTGCTGATGTACTTCCGTCTCTAATCTGCTTGTGCAGTTGACTTTCGGCAAAGTCCAATGCTACGTTTTGTATCTCGTCTATCTGCTTTTTGAATTCAGGATCGTTGTTGTAGTAATCATAGTATGTCACTCTGCTTACTCCGACCATTTTGCAGGCTTGAGTTACTACTCCAAGGCTCTGTTCCATTGCCTGGACGAGTTGCCTTTTATTGTGTAAAGATTTGTTAGTTGCCATAGCGTAAATTAGAAAGGCCCGGGAGTGTAAGCGACACTCTCCGGGGTTACCAAACCAATACCTTCAGGGATTTGGGCTGAAGGTTTAATTTTAAGAACGTTTGCTTATACCTCCTCTCCGTTTATTTTAATTATTATGTGTTCGTCTAGTTGCTGCATCCGGTCAATGATTACTTGACAGTATTTCGGATCTAATTCTATTCCGTAGCACTTTCTTCCTAGTTGGTGGCAGGCTACCATTGTGCTTCCTGATCCGCAGAATGGATCTCCTACGATCTCTCCAGGTTTTGAGCTGTTCTTTATCAGGTCACCTACTAGTGGTATAGGTTTCATTGTTGGATGCACATCGTTCTTTGTAGGTTTATCGTGGTGTATGATCGTGCTAGGTTGCTCGTTTACGCTCTCGAGGAGCTTCACGAGCTCGTCTTTCTTCATCTTACTGAAGTCTACCTCTTGTTCTATAACTGTTGGGTTTGTTCTGTCGTTGGTGAAGTAGTGTCCTGCACCTTCTTTCCATCCGTATAAGATAGGCTCGTGTTTCCACTGGTAGTCTTGTCTTCCTAGTACGATGCTGTTCTTTACCCATATCAGGCATTGCTTGAGTAGCAATCCGCTTCTTTGCCATCCTAACCTAAATGCGTTGCTTGCACTATCAGCGTGGAAGACATACCATCCTCCTCCTTTCTTTGTCTTGTGTGCATTAGCATCGTAGAAGCCTTGGAGGAATTGCATAAAGTCCTCGTCACCCATTTTATCGTTTTGAATCTTGAGGCCGTTGCTGCCTTCGTAGTCTACATTGTATGGTGGATCCGTGAGCACTAGGTCGTAGTATTCTTCTCCGGTTAGTCTTTCTATCACATCGTAGCTTGTGCTGTCATCGCATATAAGTCTGTGGAGCTCTTCTCCTGCTTTATGGAAGGTTATCAGGTCTCCTTGCTTTACATACAGCTTTGTTTGTTCTGAAGGCTCGTAGTTATCGTCTGTGGCTTCTTCTTCATCTAGTTGTGCCCAGTCTTCAGGGAAGTCCATTCCCCATTCAAGAAGATCCTGGGTATCGTATTCGTTTGCTAGCGCATCCCAATCCCATTCACCGAATGAGCTATTGTCTTTTATGATAAATTCCTTCTGCTGCTCTTCTGTGAGATTGCTTGCTTTGATGATTGGTACCTCCGATAGTCCTGCTTCGATGCAGGCCCGGAGGCGCATATTGCCTCCGAGGACTACCATATCGTCATTGACCACTATTGGCCGTAGGTCTAGCATCTCCGGAAACTCTTTGATGCTTTTTACTAGCTTGTCAAACTTATGGCCCTTGATTGTTCTAGGGTTGTTCGGGTTTGGCTGTACGTTGATGATCTTTACTCTCTCCATTATAATGTATCTTCTATAAAGTAACTGTCAATATCCATTTTGTCTATGAAGAATGTTTTGTACCGGTCCAGGGCCTGCTGCACTTTCTCTCTTCCTGCTAGGTAGAACTCTTCACTCACGTGATACACTCCTATGTCTAGGCTTCCTTTATCTATTGCTACGAAGTGGAAGTTCTCGTAGGGTATATCGAATAGGTTGCAGTATAGATATGCTTGCACATCATATCCGTACTTTCGTGCACTGTATCGGAAGGCATTCAGGTCCGTGGTGCTTTTAAGATCTATGATGTGACCGTCTTGTATTATGTCGGCTTTTGCTCGGAAGGGATAGCCTCCGAGCATATCAACGCAGGGCACCTCGAACTGGGCTTTGTTGAGATAGGAAAGAACCTTCTCGTTCCGGAGCATTGCATCTTGCAGTCTCCGGATCTCCTCTTCTTCTTTCTTGGTGATTACCTGACTATGTCTCTCCTTTGCCTCTTTGAATGCTTTTGCATTGCGGCTCTGCACATCTACGACCTCTACCTCATCCATCTTGTGTGGTTCGAGTATTGCCCAGTGGAACAGCTTTCCTATCAGGAGAGCTTTTGAATCATTGTCTTGACCGTACTTCTGCACATAGTGATATGTCTTTGGGCTAGATAGTAGTTGTTTGATGCTGCTGCTTGAGAGCGCAGCCTTGCCTAGATAGCCATAGTAGAAGTCATCGTCTATTGCTTGCTCTTCTAGGATTACTTTCTCTTCTTCAGTTCCGTCTAGGAGCTGTATCATTTTTCTACTATAAGCCATTGGTCATTCCTTGTGCTAGTAGTGCGTTGATGATTGCGAAGGCAACGGATGCCAGGATGAAGATTGTGAATGTTCTGATCACATCTTTGTAAGTGTAGTACTTCATTGTTAGTCCTTTTTTTGTTTGTTCTAATATACGTGATTATTAATGTATTACGCAAATTTATTCTTCATCTAATCTTGTTGCTAATTCAATCGGAAGCATTGTGATCTCTTTTTCTACTTTATTATATCTCTCTCCAAAGTCTGTCTGCTTTGGTAGATGTTTCTTTTCCCATTCAAGATCCTCTAGTGCTGATAGGTTGAATGAGTATATTCCTTGTGGAGTACTGTTGATGTAGAAGGCTCTTGTTCCATTCTGTTTCGCTCTTTGTATTAGCGCATCGTATTTCTTCTTCTCAAGTATCAATTCATCATAGTGAGTTCTTCTGCACTTGAGCTCTATGTCCATTCTGTATCTCAACGAATAGCAGTCAAATGTCGAGTTGTGCTTTTCGCTTTTCTCGAGGTCCGGTATATATGCTAGCTTAATTATATGAAACAGATCAAGAACCTTCATACTCTTTGTATAGTTTCTTCAGATCCTGGATGTACCTATTCCATTCCTTTGGAGAGCAGCTGCACGGTATCCCAAACTTGTGGCTGAATACTCTTGCGTGAATCCGGGACAGTGGCTCCTGGTATTGTTCCTTAATTTCTCGACCATCAAACGTCTGAAAGAATTGGTCCAGTGTATTGTATTCGCTTTCCTCTAGACACTCCACTGTTCTCTTATATGGAAACAAGTTGTTGAGGGTTTCCTTTCTTGCATCGCATCCGCAATCGATTCCGGTAGCTTCGCTGAACTTTTCTACCACTGCTTTGATACCAGTGGCTGTTGTTATTTTCTCTACCGTATCTCCTAGGCCTTTGGATCTAGTCTTCTTGCTTCGTGTAGTCTTGGTAGTCTTTTTTGCACTTGATTTTGATTTCTTCCCTGACATTTTTCAGTGTGTTAAATATTGCATTGGAGCTTATCTTGCTCTCATCACTTAATTCTCTTATCGTCTTTCCTTTGCCGTAGTAGATCTCGAAGATCTTCTTATTATACCAATGCATATCTTCGATGCATTGACTCATATTCTCTAGCAGGTCCTCTAGGGCCTCCTTGTCATATTCACCTTCTTCGTAAGCTAGGTTTGTAAGCGAGTTGATATCTACTTGTGGTACTTGTTTCTTCTTTTGATCGTAGAAGAGATTCCGGAGAGTAACGTAAACGTAGAATGTGTTCACGTCATTGTCTGAATACTTCATCTTTTCTGCTGCTGCAAACTTGTACATCTTTATGTACATATCTTGGACCAGGTCTTCAGCATCTTCCTTTGATAGTCCAAAGCTGATTGCCATATTCATCCAATCTTGGTGGCGTTTTGCTAGCAGTTCAAGTTTACTCATTTGCTCCTGGTCCGTCAATTATTGGACCATTTGCATACCAATATACTCTTTTTGTACATCGCTGCAAAAAAAAAATGCAGCCATTTTCATAGCTGCACTCTTTCTAGTAGTTCTTCTACTTTCTTTTTTAGCTCTTTGTTTTCCTGCTTGAGCTTTTTATTATCCATCTCTAGATGTCCATTCTCTATCTGTGCATCTAGGATCCTGCTTTCTATCTTTTGTATTGATGTCATACAAAAGCTGATTGCCGAGTATAGATTCTCGAGTTGTAGTACAACAGTATGGTCCTCCTTGTTGTACTCTATCATAGCTCCTATCATAAGAAGCTGCTCCCGAAGAGCTAGTATAGCAAAACCATCCATCGTTCATTACAGTTTTCTTTCTATCTCATATTCTAGTTCTTCATACACAGTTCCGAGTTCTAGCATTTGACCGGTACTGTTGTAGATGTTTATAACTTCCCAGTAGTCATCCATTGGCGGATTGAGATGATCTCCCTTTTGTCCTTCGTGGAAGTCGGCCTCTACATACCAATCGCATCCGGCCACTATCACGTGGCGCAGTTCTTTGTTTCCTATCTTTATCATAGTCCTTTGTTTGTTTCTTCTAACATCACACTTTTATTTGATATCTACTAGCTTTTCTACAAATTCTTTTTCATCTGGTGCGAGCTTGTTTCTCAAGTATAGTTGCACCAGGATGTCGACCATCCTCTTGTAGTTTTGTTTGTTGATGAGCATCAGCTCTGATCCTGCAGTTTCCATAGATCTTCCGGTTTGTTTATTGGTTTTAGATCTTGGTTCTTGATCTCGTATGTAGGTGCTTTCATCTTAAACTTACTACCGTCATCTCTGTATCGTATGCTGCCTTCCGGGAAGAAGTCAGCCACCTCCAGTAGTGTTTTCTTGTCTTGGTATCCACATATAGTCAGTGTGCTGTTCTCTTTGTTTAGGCTGCAGAATATATAGAAGTCGCAATCGAAGTCTTGTTGATATGCTATGAAGTTGTTGACGTAGTGGTCCTGCGGATCTACGGTCCGGCCCATTGTTTTGATGTCAATCTTTCTTCCGTTAATCGTTAGATCGTATCCTCCATCAAATCCGTTCAGGTTGAAGTCATCGATGCCTATCATTTGTTTGACCGTATATTCTCCGAGTAGACCAACATATTGCTGTTCTTTATTGCCGTCTGATATTCCTCTGTTAGCAACGGAATGCGTTAGTAGCGCATTCCATATCCGAATCTTCAGTTCCTTATCTATGTCTAGTCTTATCATTGATCGTGTCTTGAAACTTTAGTCCGGCTCTGTAGTCGTTCAGGATCTCCATTGCATCTTCTAATCCATATTGATACTGGATGTGTGCTTTATGTGCTAGTGATTCTTCGTATGCTGCTTCTATGAGTTGATACGCTTCTCGTAGTGCTTGGTCTCTAGTCATTCTCTATACCGTATTGGTCACGGTCTCTTATCATTAATTGTATTAGATTATTCATTCACATCTTTATTAAACGCAGCCTTCTCTGATACTTCCTGATCAGGAGTGCACTGTTGGTTATCTGATGTTGAATCTCCGGTGTCCATCCGAACCGGCTTGCTTGAATCGACAAGTTCACATTGTCGATCATTAGCATCTGTAGGTACTTCTGTATTTCCCTGATGTGTTTCCTCTTTCGTAGCATCCCTTTGTGTTTTAGTTATTAGATTTTGTTTTATTATTCTTTTTGCAATGCCGTCTCCGATCCGTTGCATTGCTCTACGTCTTCTTCTGTTAGGTTTATGATCTTTCATTACAAACTGATTGTTGGATGTACATAAACATAGACTAAAGCCAATACACTTAATGCAAATATGCAAATCGTAAACGCTAACAAGTAAAAAAGAATCTTTGTGGCTTTCTCTTGGTCAGTCATCTCTCTTTGGTTTTAGTATTGTTGAACTTTTTCTTATCTACAAGGTGGCACTACGTCCGTCAAATACAACCACCATACTGTCCTTTGTTCCGCTTTGTGTTTTTCCGTGTTTGTTAAGTGGAAGATAGAAATTACCATCCTTATCCAATTTTCCAAACTTGATCCTACCTCGTATAAATTCTATTTCGGTTGCGTTTGGTTTTATCCAATCGTGGAATAATTCCGTAGAAGTTGATACAGGAATTAAAAAAACACAAAGTTTACCTTTCTTCATTTCTTCAACCCCTTTTTTCACAAACGCCTCTTTTAATTTTCTGCTGTATGGTGGATTTACAAAATTTGATCTTCCCCATTCAATACTTAATCCATCAACTACTTCACCCTCACAATAAGGGCAAGGATCAAAATCAAAATTAAACCGATTATCTAATTCCTTGTAAAATTCACGAGGTGTAGCGTAGTTGTCATCGTTATTTATATGTATTTTTCTCATCTCTCTTTGGTTTTAAGTTAATATCCATAATTTACTTTAACTGCCATTGCTTGATACTTGGCATCTTCACCAAAACTATCTGCTAACCCTTCCATCACTTTAATAGCAATATCAGTATCAAATTGACATATAATAGAACAACACGCACCTAAATAATCCTCTTTGTCGTATTGATTGTCTCTAATAGTTGATATTAGATAGTTTATTTTATCTTGGTCACTCATCTCTCTTTGGTGTTAAAGGTGTCAAGCTATCGCCTGACAATGTATTATTAAAGGTCAGTTTATTCCCTTACTTGTATCATCTTTGGTGTTAAAGGTTAAGTAGCATCCATACACCGAAATATAAGTGTACGATAAGCATTATAGATTCTACAAGTATGTGACCTATAAAGTCGTTCTTTGTTTTGCTACCTCTTTGCGGTAGTTTAATTCCGTTGCTTACTGCTTTTAGAATTAAGAAAATTGCAATTACTTTAATCATCTCTCTTTGGTGTTAAAGGTTTTTACTTTCTCTTGTGCGTATTCAGTAGCTATCATTTCAACTAACCACCTGTACTTTTCAAATTCATCTATGTCACGAGGCTTTAAGTTTTCGTGCATTCTGTCTGTAATTAAATCTTTTAATGTCATCTCTCTTTGGTGTTAAAGGTTTTGTCTTGTCTTCGTAGCCATCTTACATACATCTTGGCTGCCCAAGCTCTTCTTTGCTTCTTGAAAGGGTATCTCTTTCTTAACCTCGCATTTGCTATGCGTAGGAATTGGTCCATCTGTTTCATAGTAGGTTCTTTAATCGTTTGCATTCTTCGTTTAGTCCCTGGGCACGTAGTAGTGCCCTCTGATATTCTTTAGTTAATATACTGTTTTCACTTTTTAATTGCAAGATTTCTTTCTTGTGACGTTTTTTTAGTGATTCGATTCGTTCTTCATACATTGAGAAGATTGTTTCTTCTATTGCAGCTCCGTTATTAGGGAGCTGCTTATTTCTTACCACCTCGAAGATCTGATCTTGATATTGGTCCAGGGTTTCTTCTACTTCCGCAGATATCATATTGTAGATGTTCCGGTATCTCTCATCGCACATCATATTGCTCTCGTGGATCTTTCTTGCGTGAATCACTGTAGCGTGGTCCTTGTTCAGCACTCTACCTATTTCTTTTAGAGACAGCACCGTCTGTTCTGATACTACACACATAAATGCGTGCTTCCATCGGATGTTTTCTCTGATTCTATTATCTCTTATCTGATTGGCTTGCTGTATCTCTTTCCATAGTGTTTTTATAAACATCTTTTGGTCGATTGTTATTTGCAATCTAGTTAGAGCTTTCTGTTGTGTATGTGTTGTAACCATTCTATGTGTTCTTTTTTATCTCCGTATTCAATGTGGCATTTGCGACATACGGCCATTAGATTTTCTATTTTATCTGCATCAGGATTTCCTCCGATGCCTCGTCTTTTGATGTGGTGAATATCAACGGCTCGGGATCCGCACACCTCACATCCGATGAAGTCATCTAGCACGTAACCGAAGTGGTCCATATATATTTTGGTGTGCTTTTTCATATCTGTATCTGTTTTCCCGGTGCTCTTAATCTCTTGATCAGATCTATTCCGTTGATCTCGAATCCAGTGTTTCCTGGTTTGCTCCGGAGGATGATAGGACTCTCCATTGGTGTTGGTCTTCCTCCGGTTTCCATTTCTTTTACCTTCCTGATGTGCAGGTGACTGTACATCCAGTCTTCACTGTGCTGCGTATACCTATGTATCACTGCAAAATCTGAAGCCCTATTAACCCACTTACCGCCTCCTTCACTGTCTGCAGCCATTGGTGGTGCAGGGAAGCCTTCGTAGATATGTCCTTTCTTGTTTAGTCTTCGTAGGGCCTCTGTCACTGCGTGGACGTTTAGCCATATGCTCACGTTGTTTTGTGAGCAGTACAATCTCATCTCACTTGCGGCCATATAGTCGTAGTCGTGACCGGTTAGTCCGGAGAGTGCTGTCTTGTCTTTGACTAGGCTGTTGTACGGATCTATCAGGAATCCATCGTATTCCCATTCTTCGTGTACCTCCTTTGCATTCTTTAGGAGTGACTTGTAACTCTGCAGATCGCTTATGTCCATTATCACGAAGAACTGCTGCAGGAACATCAGGCTCGTTTCAAATTGTGCCATCGTCATTCTCTCCAGGATCTCACCGTTGTAGTATTCGATGAGCTTTTTCATTATCGAGTATGGCTCATTCTCGCTGCTATATATCAGCCATTTGATATCGTTCTTCAGGCTCTGTATGAGCATCAGGTATAGGATCAAGCTCGTCTTTCCGACATTAGCGTGGCCTAGTATAATGTTAAAGTTTTTTGGCTTGTAGCGAAAGTATTGGTCTATCGCATCGTGTCCGAAGGTGAATCCTTCTTTTATCCTTCCTTCTTTTACCGCTAGGAGGTCTTCGTGTAGTTTGCTGTATTCAATCGTATTCTTCGTCAGTCCCATTACTATTGTTTATCCGGTCTAGGAGCATATTGTGTTGCTCCTGGAGCTCTATGTATTGCAGTTGCAATATCATATAACTTTGGGCAAGATCCTTATAGGCTTGATCTTTTCTCCATAGTTGCTCCGAGATCAATCTTTCTAGCTCCTCTTCGTACATTATATGTATTCTATGCAAGTGTCGCAGGCAAGCTCTTGAGGAAGAACTACCGTGCCACATACGGCACAGTAGTCTTCTTCGTGTAGCTGCATACTAGAATGGCAGATCATCATCTTCCTCTTTAGCAATTGGAGTAGGTGCTGCTTGTTCTCTGTATTGTGCCGGTGCAGGTGCAGGTGCCGCAGGTGCTTCTTCTTTTCCGTCTAGGATCCATTTTTGGAATAGGTCTGCTGCTTGCAGTGTTTCCTTGGATTTTAAGCTGTGGATTGCTGCGAACTCTACGGCTGCTTTGAGTGCTACCTGGCGAGAGATTAGTTGGTCCTTATTTCCTCCTCCGGACGGATAGCTTCTTTGAGATCCTGCCGAGGATCCTCCTTGGTAGTTAGGATTTTGTTTCTTGATCCGGCTCTTCTCTACATCATATGTGTAGGTGAGTTCTTGTCCTGCTTGTGGTTCCCATCCTTTCGTGAAGATGTCACCGCTTTGTCCGTTAGACATTGTGAGCTTGTAGATGCTCATTCCGTTCCATTCTTTTTGGAACAATACGTCTTTGATAGTCGCTGTAGTCATATTATATAAAGTATTTGTTTTCGATGTAGTTTGCTTCTTCTATGAAGCCTTGGTCCATTAGCATTGCGTATACTCCATCAGGATCGCTTACTGCTATTAGCATTTCTATTTCTTCCGGTGTCATAGCTGTTCCTCCTTTTTTCTTTTGATGTACTCGTTGATCAGGTCCTGGGTTGTTTCAGGAGCTATCTGCTTGTTTAGATGATAGTCTCTGTAGATGAATCTTCTTGTCAGCTCAAGCTCTTGTTGCAGTGCTTGAATCTGTGCTTCATAGATTTGTAGTAGTTGTTCAGTCATAGTCCTTTGTTTTGTTTCCTCTAACCTAACACTTTAATTTTTAATGCACAAGAAAGGCCCGGATAAAAAACCGGGCCTAACTCTCTCTACTAAAACAAAGGGACTAACGTAGAAATATTTTGACTATTGAAGTGTCTTTTGTAATGCTTGGATCAGCCAGGAGTTTAACTTCCTGAACGTGTTTAGGACTATCGTTAGGAATCCATCCGTTATCCACAAGACTATCGCACACAAACTTTGCGACCATAATAGAATTATCAATATCGTAGCGATAGTTGCACCGTATATGTACTTTGGCAGTTGAGTAACTATCAGCATCATAGCTTTCAAGCTCTCTATCGATTGACTCTTTCCACTTATCCTTCTCTCGTTTTCTGAAGGTCCAGTGCTTGCTTGCGTAGAATGCGTTGAGGGACGGAACTTTGCCAACAGTGATCTCAATTTCATTGGTCCATTGCATTGAGTAGTCGTTCTGATTTTTCAGGATCGTACTTTCCAATCTGTTTGTAGATACATCTGCTGATCTCCTTCAGGGCTTCTTTGCCTTCTTGATCTGTTGTGCTATCATTCCAGTTGGCGTGAATTGATGTATCTATCGCAAGTAGAGTATCTACTATTGTCATAGTCCCTTTAATTACGCTAGGGCTTCAAAGCCCTAGCTAGATTAGTTAATACTAGTATAATAGCTAGTAATATAAATAACTTAACTAAACCAAAGGTAGGCTTTTTTTCTTTGTATATCAACTCCGGTACCGATATTTCTTTTATTATGCGGATCGTGTCCGGGAGACACTCCGCTTGTATCTGTATCGTGTCGTGTATGCGTTTTATTTCGACTCTAACACCGTTTCTTTCAATTATGGTGGTATCTATCCTTTCTAGAATTATCGTGTCTCTAACGGCTCTTTCTTCTGTTATTACGACTGTATCGATTATTTCTTTTCTCTCCTGCACAATCGTGGGATCCTTTGCAATCGCACGTTTTAGGTGCCACTGGGCACCACAGCCTTGCAGCAGTAGGGCAACACTTACGATCCACAAGCCTCGCAATCGGGATTGTCTATGCTGCATTGTTCAGGTTGTTGTTGGTTAGTGAGATCATTGATAAAACTGTCTAGGCTGTCGTTATCGTGAGTGATATTCATTTATCTTTTTTATGCATTATGTACCATCGTTGTGCCGTATATCCTATTGACACAATCAGGAGAGTTATCTTCAGGGCTGCTTCGACTTGTGCAAAGCTAATCGTCATCGTTGCTGCATTGAGCAGTATCACTTTTACGTCTCCTTCATTCATTTTGCAAATTTCTCTAGGCTTGCTATTCCAAAAGATCCTAGAGTTATCAGTACGAAACTATTGTACGTAAACTCATTAATCTGCAGGTTTCCTCCGCAGGCTCCGGTTATTAAATCTGCTAGCATCACTAGCACCATCACTGCAAACGATAGGAAGCCGATGATCGTCTTCTCGTTCCAGTCATTACTATCCTTGAATATCTCTATAAATCGCATACGCTATCTTGCTTCTATCTCGTTTTGCTGTTAATACCTGACCTCTGTTTTTACCTTTCTTCTTATAGCTTACGTGTATCCAGGCCGGTTCCTCGTCTGTTCCAAATTCCCATATCAACTGGTCGAATACCAAGTGGTCCTTCACGTAATGGAAGAGCTCTGCATTCGTTACTCCACCATATACGTGTGCATCTATATCCAGGGCCTGGCCTTTGCAGTGTTGACTGGTCCGGCTGCTGCCTCCAATCTTGCTGTTTAGCTTTTCAGATCTGAATCCTGATGTCACTCCGATTGGTACATCGAAGTGTTCTCTGATTGGCTGAAATACTTTCTTTGCTATAGCCTTCAGGTTTTCTAACTGTTCTATGTTTGGCTCGTTTTCAATGCCAAACTTAATCGCTGTTGCGGATCTAGTTACCTCCTGGAGAGTGAGGTTCTTGCTTAAATTCATAGTCTAGTCTGTTAGATATATACTTCCTATTCCTTGAGCCCATAGCGATCCATCGCAGCACTTTCTAGAGTAGGTATTCGTCTCTTTACATAGACAACCTCTTCTACCTCCTTTCGGAGAAGTGCGTGAGGGTATGTAATTCTTATCGTTATAGTTCATCTTCTTCAGGTTCTGGTGGATTGCAATACTCACTATCAGGATGTAATACGCAGTAAGTCTTGGCGTACTCATCTCTTTGGCTACTGCTTCCGTAGTTATGAATACCCATAGGGGTAGGCCAAACGATAAACTCCTCCCAAGATTGTAAAGGCTCGGTAGACCAACTTACATCTACTGCGTATTTTGTAGATACTACGGCTTCTTTTATGGTGTTGCCTTCCTCATCATATTGAGGTGGTGTAATGGTTAGATAGCCTAACTTTACCACCGATTGCGTAAGGTTGCCTTCCTCGTTTCTTAAAAGGTCTATAGCAGCGTTAGCTTCTGCCTCATCTACGAACTCGTATTTTCTTGTTATATCCATCGGTTTAAGAGGTTAGCGTTGCAAGGTTTCCATTACTTATACGAGTATCAAACAAAAGCACTCGGTTAACTCTTTGGTCAGCCTTTATACTGCCATCATAGTTACCAAATCTCACATCATCACAAGCTGGTATTAAATTAGGTGCTGCGGTATTTACTTGCGTTCCGTTAATATAAAAGGCCATATCTCTATCATCATAAGCAATAGCACATTTTAGCCTATCGCCTTCAGCAAAGAATGAGGTAGCCGTTGTTATGGTAGCTTGTGTAGAGCCTCCTTGCTCTACCTTTGCAGTCACTTCGTTTGAGCTTGTTGTTTCAATAGATATAAAATTGCTTGAGGTTGAATCGCTAATAGAAAAGTTTACTTTATCTGCCTCATCAAAATAAGCATCAAATAAAATAGTACCAGCAGTTTGTCCTATTACCCCACTTTGATTAAGTAAGGTGTTTACATCCGCCTCCCTCGTAACGCTTCCGCCACTATGGTTAGGTATGTAGGAAGTTTCATAAGTAGCGTTCTCAAATTGCGCTCCGTACACTTCCGCATCCAATCCGCTGCTATCGGTTTTTATTTGTAGCGTTGTCGTGTTTGTAGAAAAGTATAAATCTATACGCTGATAAGATGAGGTTAAAGCAGTAGTGCTTGAGGCATTTGCTCCACTATCCGTTAATATTAGATTTCCAGTACCTTTAGTGTAAATAGTAAAAACTCCCGATGTATTGGTAACGCTTGTTTCAATATAATCAGAACCATTAGTAAAAACTAACCTTGAACTATTTTGTAATCCTTCTGGGCTTGTTCCGTAATTACTTGTTATTGTTGGGCTTCCTTGTGGTGTCCATCCTTCAAAGTATTCCGAGTACCCTATTTCATTAGTCCTACTCCCCTCTA